TAGATTTTGGCGGAGACAAGACTGCAACTTCTGGAACATTTACAATCCAGTTTCCTGCATTCACAACATCTGCTGCAATTTTAAGAATTGCATAATAAATAGGAGTTAAAATGGCTTTGGTAGTAAACGATAGAGTAAAAGAAACCTCTACCACAACAGGTACAGGTACATTTGATTTAGCAGGAGCGGTATCCGGTTTTGAATCGTTCGTTACAGGTATTGGTAATTCTAATACCACTTATTACGCTATCGTTAACGAAAACGGTGAGTTCGAAGTTGGTCTTGGAACTGTAACCGATGCAGCTACAGATACATTATCTAGAGATACAATTATCTCTTCGTCTAACAGTGACTCTGCAGTAAACTTTGGTGCAGGAACAAAAAATGTTTTCTGTACCTTACCTGCTTCCAAAGCTGTTATCCTAGATTCAAGTGGAAACATTGTTGCAAATAATGGATCTAACTTAACAAATTTAAATGCCACTAATTTAGCAAGTGGCACTGTTGATAACGCAAGACTTCCAAGTCCTATAAGTGATAAAGTTATTAATGCATCAAGACCTTTAACTATTAAAGGTGATGGAGCGAGTGCCGATGGACAATTAATTTTAAACTGTTCTCAGAACTCTCACGGAGTTAAAATAACATCTCCTGCTCACGCAGCCAATGCAACTTGGGAATGGATATTACCAGTTAACGATGGGACTTCAGGACAGGTTCTAACTACCGATGGTAATGCGCAAGCTCAACTTTCTTGGACGACAATTGATTTGACAGCTTTAAATGCAGACAATTTAACTTCTGGAACTATTCCAGATGCAAGATTCCCAGCAACACTTCCTGCTGTCAGTGGAGCAAATTTAACTTCTTTAAATGCAACTAATTTAGCAAGTGGTACAGTACCAGATGCTAGATTTCCAGCAACACTTCCAGCTTTAAATGGTTCTGCTTTAACAAATTTAAACGCTTCAAATTTAGCAAGTGGTACAGTTCCAATTGCTAGAATAGATTTAAACTTACTAACAACATCTACAGCAGATGCCGATGGTGATTTCTTTGTTGTAGTTGATTCTGTTGGAGCTGAAAAAAAACTTACAAAAGGCAATATTGCTATTTCAGGTTTTAATAATGACAGTGGATTCATTGATGGATCTGCTTTAAATGCTTCTAATTTAAGTTCAGGAACTGTTCCTGACGCAAGGTTTCCTTCTACACTTCCAGCTTTAAATGGTTCTGCACTAACAGCTTTAAACGCAACTAACATTGCTTCAGGAACTTTAGCATCAGACAGATTACCTACTGTTCCAACTACAAAAGGTGGTACAGGCTTAACTGCGATCGGAACTGCAAATCAAGTTCTTGCCGTTAATTCTGGAGGAACTGCTTTAGAATATCAAACTATTTCTGCTGACATTACAGGCGTTACAGCTGGAAACGGTTTAACAGGTGGCGGAACTACAGGTGATGTTACTTTAAATGTTGGAGCAGGAACTGGTATAGATGTTTCAGCAGATGCAATTGCTGTAGATGTATCAGACTTTATGACCAATGGTTCTAACAATAGAATTGTAACTGCAACAGGCACAGATGGAATGAATGCTGAAGCGAACATGACATTTGATGGTTCTACTTTAACTGTAACCGGTGCTGTAGTTCCAGGAGCAACTGACACTTATGATTTAGGTGCATCAGGAAATGTATGGAGAAACATATACACTGGTGACTTACATTTATCTAACGAAGCAAAAGATGAAGGTAATGCTATTGATGGTACAAAAGGTAATTGGACTATTCAAGAGGGTGCTGAACATTTATATATTTTAAATAATAAGTCTGGTAAGAAATACAGATTTAAATTAGAAGAGATGTAATGATATTTAATTTTGACAAAAAACATTACGATAGTGAAAAGTTATCTGATCAAGGGAAAGTGTATTTACAAAAATTACAAAACATAGTTGTAAAAAAAAATCAATTAAGTTTAGAATTTACTGATTGCGAAGTTTTACAAAAACACTACTCTGATCTACTTAGTAAAGAACTTCCAGAGGAAGAAAAAACTACCTCTGAAATGTTACAAGAAGGATTCGATCAAGAACAAAAAGGAGCCTAGTCTATGGCTTTTGGTAATACCGCATATTCTGAAGCGGCCTTTTCAGCAGAAGATAATAACGCCATTGCTTATCCTCAAGGAAGTGTCCTTACAGGATCTGTTGGAGCTTCTGGAACTGAGGGGGATAACAATATTGAGTTAACTGGTATCCAAGCAACGATTACAAACGCAGGTGCTATTGGCGGGTCTTCTGTAAATGTTTCTGTTACAGGTATATCATTAACTACATCAATAGGAGAAGAAGATATTAATGTAGGTGTTCCTGTAACCGGTCAACAGTTATCTATTACAAACAAAACTTCTACGCAAGATACTTTAGCTGCTTTTGGAGAAGCTCCTTTTGCAACACTAAGTCCTAGTACCTTTAATATACCGAGTGTTGTAGTTGAAGCAACTACTGGCGCTGGAGAAGTTGATGGTATGGAACTTCAAACAACACTAGGAACTTTCTCGATTACAGCTGATGGTAATGTTTCAGTAGTTGTCACTGAACATACAATGAATACTTCTGTTGGAGATGTAAGTATTACAGGTATAGCAAACGTTTCAGTTACTGGCACTCAAATGACCATGACATTAGGAGATGAGTCTGCATTTACAGATCATACTGTTGAAGTTACCGGTCAACAATTGACAATGTCTATGGGAGAAGAAGTTCCCACAGCAGATGCTAATGTTTCTTTAACAGGAATTCAATTAACAAGTTCTATTGGAGATGTAGAACAAGAAACCAGATATGCCGTTACAGGTATTCAAATGTCCACATCTGTAGGATCCGTTACAGTAACTGGAACTGCCGATATAGATGTGACTGGAATTCAATTACAAACAAATACAGGAAATCCAAATATAACAGCATGGGCTGAAATTGATCCTGGTGTATCTAACGTTTGGACTGAGGTTGATCTAGCAGCCTAGAAAGGATATAATACCGACATGTCATCAACATATACTGATCTTGGAATAGAACTAATGGTTACAGGTGCCAATGACGGTACTTGGGGAACTAAAACAAACACAAATTTAGAAATCATTAACCAAATGCAAGGTTATGTAAATAAATCTATTGCAGGTGGTGCGCAAACTACAGCTTTGTTAATAGCGGATGGTTCTACTTCATCTTCTGATGCAAGAAATTTGATTATAGAATTATCTGGAACAATTACAGGAAATCAAATTGTGACAGTGCCAGATAGCATAGAAAAATCTTATATTGTTTATAACAACACATCTGGAGCTTTTACTGTTGAGTTTAAAACAGCTAGTGGAACTGGATCTACTTTTTCAACTACTGATAAAGGAATAAAAATTCTTTACAGCAATGGAACAAATATTATTGATGTAAATGCCAACCTAAACACTTTAGGAGCTGTCACAACAGGAGCAATAACTTCAGGAGCTATTGCTGCAAGTGGCCATATAACACCAGGAGCTGACGATACCTATGATTTAGGAGCTGTAGGAAACGTTTGGCGTAACATTTACACGGGGGATTTACATCTTAATAATGAGCATAAAACAGAAGGTAATATAGTTGACGGAACAAAGGGGAGTTGGACTTTACAGGAGGGTTCTGACGATATATACTTAATCAACAATAAATCTAATGAAAAATTTAGATTAAAGTTAGAAAAAATTTAAGGAGATTCTATGGGTATTATTTCAAATGGAAATACAGTAATTGACAATGGAGCAATTGATGCGAATGAAGTCGATACTACTCAAATAAATAATGATGCTGTAACTGCAGATAAACTTGCGAACACTGCAGTAACTGCGGGATCTTATACAACTGCTGACATTACAGTAGATGCTCAAGGAAGAATAACAGCTGCTGCTGATGGATCTGGAGGTGGTGGAGGAATGTTTTTGAGAGTTCAAGGAAGAGCACAATCTGGAACATTTACTGCAGCATCTGGTTCGTCTGCATACGCAGCTTTCGCTTGGTCAGGCGGAGGCGGCGGTGGTGGCGGCGTCTGGAATTGGGGAAAAAATGGTGGAGCAGGTGGAAGCGGTGCTTATGGATATTATCACGGTAGTTTAACAGGGGGAACTGCGTACCCATACTCTATCGGAAGCGGCGGCGGTGGCGGCGGTCCTAGTGCAGCTGGCGGACCTGGTGGCGCAACAACTTTTACAAACTTATTTACAGTAAACGGCGGAAATGGCGGAAACCAAGGTAATCCAGGTAACCCAGGTAGTCCAGGTAGTGGAGGAAGTGCACCGGGAGCAAACTTAGTATTTTCACCAAAAAACTTCATGATAATTGATGACACAGGGAACGCTGGAAACGGTGGAAACGGAACTAACCAACAACCAGGTACTTCTGGAAATGCAGGAGCTATTATATTCTATGAAAATAGTTTAACTTAGGAGTGACAGATGGCATACTTTATTTTAAATCCAAACGAAACAGATAAAACAAAAATTTATAAAATAGCTGAAAACGATGCTGAAAAAAATGGTCTAAATATCTGTGACGACCACATAGTAATAGATGTTTCAGATGATGATTTTAACAAATTAAAAAATGATACACATAATCCATCAGGACATGATGGAACTAATTACACTTGGGTAGAAAGAGAGGATGGTTTTGCTACAGCTGAAGGTCTTCAAAATCATTTAAATTTTTTAAGTTCAGAAATAGAAAAATGGCTTTCTGAAAATCCAAATAGACCTGATAGATCTACTTGGGAAACTTATAAAGGTGTGATTGATTCTTTCGATACTTCAACAATATCTTCTTGGCCTTTATATAAAAGTTGGGATGAATATTGTTCGGAAAACGGTATAAATCACAAAAGTTTAAGACAATTACCATAATATAAGTTTACTTTTTATTATATAAAGTGTATTTAAAGATATGTTTGAAAAAAATATTATCTTTAGTGCTAATAAAGATTATGTTGATTTAAAAGAAAATTATCCAAAACCTATAAAACTTAATATTCCAGAATGGTTTAAAAACCTTAATCATTCTCCTGATAACCATACTATAAAAGGATGTATACCTTTTTTGGAAACTTTAACAACAGGATATCTTTTAAGTCTTCCTCAAGATTTTATTTTAAAATACACACATATTTCAGATATAGTTCTTCAACCTACAAATAAAGTACCTAATATGAATTTAAATATGTTTGATAGAGCAGAAACACATCCACCACGACAATTTGCTGGATCACCAATACAGAAAAAAAATTTAAACTCTTCAGCTCACAAAATATTGAATCCTTGGATTATAAAAACACCTCCTGGTTATTCTTGTTTATTCACAGCTCCTTTAAATAATAGTGATGATAGATTTACTATTATATCTGGTATTGTGAACACAGACACATTTGATATGGAAGTAAATTTTCCATTTTATGTTAATGGTGAAAAATATCCTGCACAAGACACTGTTTTAAAAAGGGGCACTCCTTATGTTCAAGTTATACCTTTTAAAAGAGATTCTTGGAAAATGAATATTAAAACAACAAGTGCAAGAAAAAGATATTTGTCTGATGCGTCTTATTTTATGGAATTGATACACCGATATAAAAATGTTTTTTGGAATAAAGTAAGATGGAAATAGAAAAATATATTGTACAATTTGATAATTTATTGCAAGAAAAAGAAAACAGTCTTTTTATTAAATGTATAAAAGATGGTTTATTTAAATTTGATGAAGCTAAAGTTTTTGATTATGGACAACAAACAAAAAATAAACAAACAAGAACTACTGACAGTTGTGCTTTTTTTAATATAGGAGCTAGTAGTAAAACTATGGTTTATTGGGCTAATAAATTTAAATATGTTTTTGCTCAAAAAATAAAAGAATACATGACTATTACTAACACGAAATCTAATTCAACAATAAACGACATACAGTTATTAAAATATAAAGAAGGTGGTTTTTACAAAGAACATGTAGACCATTGTCCAAATGCTCCAAGAAATTTAAGTTTTATATATTTAGTTAATGATGATTACGAAGGAGGAGAGTTAGTTTTTAAATTACCTTATGGCAAAAACATTTCTGTAGAGGTAAATAAAAATAAGTTATTAATTTGGCCAAGTAATTTTTTATATCCACATCAAGTTAATCCTGTAAAGAAAGGTGAAAAATATTCTTTAGTATCATGGGCACTATAGGTAAAGACTTTAATTATATAAAAGTAGAAAATTTTTTAGAAAAAGAAGTTTTAGATGTTTTAAAAAAATTTACTGAAATGAAGTTTACTATATTAGATGAAGATCATTTTATGCCTGGAGGAGACTCTAGGTCTTGTGGAGAAGTGTCTTATTATGGAGACGCTGTTATGGATTCTGTATTGTTGTTAAGTAAAGAAAAAGTAGAAAAATATACAAACACAGAACTATTGTCATCGTATTCTCTTTGGAGAGTTTATAGTCACGGGAGTTATTTAATACCTCACACTGACAGGCCCTCTTGTGAGATAAGTGTTACTGTTCATATAGATGGAGATAGAGAAGATTGGCCTTTATATTTTAACGACACACCTATAGAAACTAAACCTGGGGATGGAATAATATATTTAGGTAATAAAATAAAACATGGTAGAAAACCTTTTACAGGAGACTATCAGACTCAATTGTTTTTACATTATGTAAATGCAAATGGGGAGTTTAAAAACTACGAAAAAGACCAACGAATGTTATATGGGATTATGAAATGAGATTTATACAAAGTGCTAAAGATGGAAGTTGTAGGATAATTTTTAGTGAACAAGAGAAAAAAATAATAAAAGAAAAAGGTGAGTTTTTTCTTGATGCTATGAGTTTTAGACATTTTACTAATAATCTTATTAGAGCTGTAAGTGAGTTTCATAAAAGATTTCCTGAAGAAGTAAAACAAAAACAAACAAAAGATGATGATCTTTGTGAAGGAAAAGAATGTCCTTAAAGTGTATAAATAATTTTATAGATTTTAAAAGATGTGCTGAAATGTGTCATACTTTAGCAAGTATAGATTTCCCTTGGTATCGAACTGAATATCGAAATAGCCTATCTCATATGTTAATAGAAAAAGGTAAACCTTTAAGTAGTTATTTAGATATTTTACGAGGTTTTCCAGAAGACCTTAGAGAGAATATAATACAAGCTCAATGTTTTATTATGTATAGAACGGACAAAATTGAAAATTTAATTGAAAAAGATTTTGATATAAAACATGATAAGTCTACAAATTTAATATATCATTTAAATTCTTGTAATGGTGAAACACAAATAGGTTCAATATCTAAATTTAAATCTGTAGCAAATAGAGCAATCATTTGTTCAAGTCAATTATCTATAAAAGAAACTAACTGTACCGATGAAGATTATAGACTAATTATGTATATAAAGTACAGTCTTTAATGGTTACTTAAATTAAGGTATAATGCAATATGCCTTTAACAAATATACAAATAGCGCCAGGATTTAACAAACAAGTTACTGAAACCGGAGCAAAAGGTCAATGGACTGATGGAGACTTCGTAAGATTTAGATATGGTCAACCTGAAAAAATTGGTGGTTGGGAACAACTTACGTCAGATACTTTTATTGGAGCTGCTCGAGAACAATTAGTTTGGGCTGATTTAGATGGTAGAAAATATGCGGCTATAGGTACAAACAAAGTTTTAATAATATATTACGAAGGTGCTTTCTATGACATTACACCTTTAGATACCGCTCTAACATCATGCACTTTTGATGCTACAGATACATCTGCAACAGTCACAGTAAACAAAGCAGGGCATGGTTTAGAACCTGGAGATTTATTTACTTTTACATCAGTAACCCCTCCTTCAGGTGCGGGATATATTGCATCTGATTTTACAACGAATACGTTTGAAGTTATAACTTCAGCAGTTAACAGCTTTACAATTACAATGGCATCGGCTGCATCAGGAACTACATCGGGCACCGGATCCGCAACTGTTAATCCATATGTTAAACCAGGACCACTTAATGCCACCGCAGGATATGGTTGGGGAACAAGCACATGGGGAAGAGGAACTTGGGGATCTGCTTCAACAGTTAGTAATTTAATTATTGATCCAGCTTCATGGTCAATAGATAATTTTGGTCAAGTCATGATAGCTACAATTAAAAACGGAAAAACTTTTTCTTGGAATCCTATTAATTTAGATGCTAATGCTTTAACAACAAGAGCAACTATTGTAAGTGGTGCTCCGACAAAATCCGTTATGTCTATTGTATCAGATAGAGATAGACATTTAATTTTACTTGGAACTGAAACTGTAATTGGTGATCCAACAAGACAAGATAAAATGTTTATTAGATTTTCTGATCAAGAAAATTTATCTGAATATGCACCAACCTCAGTTAACACTGCGGGAACTTTTAGATTAGATTCGGGTGTAAAAATTGTAGGCGCTGCAAAAGGTAAAGATTATATTTTAATTTTAACAGATACTTCTGCATACGTAATGCAGTTCGTAGGTCCTCCATTTACTTTTTCTATTAGACAAGTTGGAAGTAACTGTGGCTTAATTGGTCAACATGCCTTACATTATGTAAATGGAAGAGTTTGGTGGATGGGACAAGCGGGAGGTTTTTTTGTTTATGATGGTACAGTAAAATCGGTCCCTTGTTTGGTTGAAGATTTTGTATTTACAAACACTGGTAGTAATTTAGGAATAAATTACAGTGCAGGGGAACAAGTATATGTTGGCCTTAATCACCTATATGAAGAAATAAATTGGTTTTATCCTAAGAGTGGATCTGAACAAGTTGATAGAGTTGTAACTTATAATTATACAGAAAACACTTGGACGACAGGTTCTTTAGCAAGAACTTCATTTCATGACTCTACTTTATATGACAACCCTTATGCTACAGAATTTAATAACACAGGCACCCCAACATTTCCTATTATTCAAGGAGTTACAAACACAAACGGTTCTTCTACATATTATGCTCATGAGGTAGGTGTAGATCAAGTCGATAGTCTTGGTAACAAAACAGCTATACCTGCATTTATACAATCAGGTGATTTTGATTTAGGGGAAGGTGAAGTGTTTTTAAGTATAAGAAGGTTTATTCCTGATTTCAAAAGACTTCAAGGTAATGCAGAAATTACAATTAATTTGAGAAATTACCCAACTAGCACTGCAGCGAGTTCACCTTTAGGGCCGTTTACAATTACAAGCTCTACTGATAAAGTAGATACCCGTGCAAGGTCAAGATTTGCAAGTGTTAAAGTAGCTAATCTTTCAACTGATCAAAGTTGGAGATACGGCACATTTAGAGCAGATGTTCAACCAGATGGAATGAGGGGATAATGGCTAGAGTAGATATAATAATACCTGAACCAACTCCTGAGTATACAGAAGAAAACCAAAGACAAGTAACTCAGTCTTTACGAACGATGCAAGATAAGTTAAATACTTCTTATCAACAAGAAATTAAAAACGAACAAGAAGCTTTTAATTATTTTTTATCATGACTATAAGATATAAGAACCAAGGGTTTAAACAAGCAAGTACAGATAAGACTACGGTGTTTACATGTCCGAGTGATGCAACAGTAATAATTAAAAGTATGTATTGTTCTAACAGTGATGCGTCATCAGCTATATTAGTAAATATGAATCTTGTAGATTCTTCTGACTCTAACACAGAGTACGAATTTTTTAGAAATGATCTTGCAGCCAAATCACAAGTTAACGCTACTCCACAAGGTTTAAATTTAGAAGCTGGAGATGCAATAACAGTTCAAGCAGCTACAGGAAGTAATACAATTCAAGGTGCAATAAGTTATGCGCTGATAGATAGATCGCAGGAGAATGGCTAGAAAATTTAAAGATTTTGTACAAAGACCTCAACCAAGAAAACGTCCAGGTAGGCATAAGAAAAGACTTAACAAAAATGAAAAAAGAGTTTATAAAAAGTATAACAAACAAGGAAGAAAACAATGAGCGATCCAATAAAGATACCTGCAGAAGCAAAAGAGATAATCAAACACAAAAGAACAGGACAGGTTTATGCTACTAAAGCTGATTTTGATGCTGATGTTGCTGATCCCAATACTGATACTACTGTGGATGATTTTAGACAAGACCTCGAAATAAAGGTGACAAAAGTTTCTATGGGTGCTAAAACAAAGGAATAATGTTTAATGTTATCGAAGACTTTTATGATCCTAGTGATTTAGGTTTGATAACATTAAACTTTTTAAATTTACCTTTTCATCCTGTGCATCAGCCTAGGAATATATATTATAGCGATAGAACAAAAGCTTATCCTTGTTATGAAACAGATAAATTTTTTAAATCTTTATCTCCTACAGATCCTGTAGGCCTTTTTAAAAAAACTTTTGAAAATAAAACTAATTTAAAAATAATTTCGTTACAAACATTTTTTAGAAAAACAATTTTAGAAGAATTAAAAAAAGCTCCTTCTTGGAAACAATATAGAACGCATAAAGATAGTAAAATCTTTGATTTAGCTGGAGTAATTTATTTTAATTCTAATTCATTAAAAGATGGAACTTACATTTATAATAAAATGGATGACTACGAACCGACAACTATTATTGGTTCAAGATGTAATCGAGCTATTTTTTACAGCACTCAACAACCTCATTGTGCTTCTATGGAACAAGAGGTAAAAGAAAGATGGATACAACCTTTCTTTGTTGTTTACAAACAAGAAACATATGATATGTATAAAGAAAATTATGAAACCTAGAGGTGCCACAGAAATACAGCATGAGTTATTAGAAAAATATGTCAGTAAAGATTTATTAGACAAAGTACAAATATGTACTTCAATACCTGGTAAAGTACCTTTAAACCCTAATAAAATAAACATACTTTGGCAGAAGAATTCTTATGACCAAGGTAACCTACAAGAGTTTTTTAAAAACAAATCTAGATTTAACGAATATGATTGGTACGTATTTAATTCGCATTGGACGTATGAAAAGTTTAGATATTTTTTTGGAATACCTGAAGACAAATCTATTGTAATTAAAAATGGTACTGACAATTTTCCTGAAAGAAAAAAATATAAAAAAGGTGATCCAATAAAGATTATACATCATTGCACACCTTGGAGAGGATTGAATGTGTTGTTACTTGCCATGCAAATGGTAAAAAATAAAGATATTATTTTAGATGTTTATAGTTCTTGTGATGTATACGGAAGTGATTTTTCACAATATCATTCGAAAGAATTTGAACCTTTATATGAACAAGCAGAAAAATTATCTAACGTAAACTACATTGGTTATAAACCAAACGAATACATAAAAGAACATATGGCGGACTATCAGCTGTTTGTATATCCTTCTATATTTGAAGAAACATTTTGTATGTCTGCACTTGAAGCACTTGCTTCGGGAGTACATGTAATTACAACTAATTTTGGTGCGTTACCTGAAACTTGCTCTGAATGGCCAGTATATATTAATTTTACTAAAAACCATGAATTATTAGCTGAGTCTTTTGCACACGCAATTGATTCATCAGCAGTATATTTACACGAAGAAGACATGCAAAAATACCTAGATGACCAACAAAAATTTTATAAAAAATTTTACAGTTGGGATAGAAAAGGTTCAGAATGGACTAATTTTTTAACAGGAGCTATACATGCCAAGCGATAAATATGTAAATGAAGACACTTATCAAACCATACAAAATGTTGAAGTGCAATCTGATTATGGGAAAGCTATAAAACCATTATGGAAAACGAACACCGGACAGATAGAAATATTTGTTGGTACACCAGTTCATAGTGAATGTTCTATACATTACACACAAGCTTTATTAGAATTTCAACAAGCATGTTTTAAGAAAAAAATAAAAGTATCGTTTCATTTAATGAAATCATCTTTAGTTACTCAAGGAAGAAACTTATGTGTAGCAGGTTTGTTAGAATCAAATGCATCTCATTTGTTGTTTATTGATTCAGATATTTACTTTCAAGCTAAATCAATATTTTCTATGTTAGAAGCAGATAAAGATGTTATCGGAGTGCCTTATCCACTTAAAAGTTTAATGTGGGATAAAGCTTTTCGTAAAATGCAAGAAGGTAAAATAAAAACACCTGATGATATAAGAAGAGCTTTACACACATACCCAATGAAAGTCCCTGATGCTAACAATATAAAAGTAGAGAATGGTGTTATGGAAGTTACAGATGCTCCAACAGGATGTATGTTAATTAAAAGGTCTGTTATTGAAAAAATGGTTAAAGCTTATCCAGATAAAAAAATAGTACAAAAAACAGTTATTAATGGTAAATACGTAGAAAAACCTAATATGTGGAATTTTTTTGATACTCTACATGATCCAGTAGAAAAAACCTTTTTAGGTGAAGATTTTGCATTCTGTCAACTATGGACTAAACTTGGTGGTAAATGCCATGCCTATGTTAATGATTCTATAGCGCACATTGGTGAACACCAATACCATGGTAGATTTCACGATGAGTTGATATTACCTAAGTAAAATGGTAATATTACCCATAATTAAAAGAATAAATTATGGATCCATTCACACTAGCATTAGCCACGTTTGGCGTACAGAAACTTAGAGGTAAATCAACTAATAGATCCCTAAGAGATGCTTTAGGCATTGCTACATTAGGTCAAGTAGGAGGTATGGCAGGTGTGGGTCCTTTTCAAGCATTTGGTCAAGGAGCAGCAAATAAAATAGCTGGTAATACAATAGGCCAACAATTTATGCAAACAGCGCCTGTACAAGGATTTCAATCTTTATTTGGTTCACAACCTTTAAGTCCTGCAGAGAGTGCAGGAGAAGGTGGTGAGAGAGTTAGTATGTTAAAAAAATTTATGCCTAAAACAACTGAAGGTAAAGTAGGTTTAGCAGCATTTGGTATACCTTTACTATCTGGAATGTTTGAAGGAGATGAGGGACCACAAACTGCATACTTACCAACTCCTAACAAAGCTTATACTAAATTTGCTAAATCAAAAGCTCCAGGAAGTCCTACAGGATTTTATGTAAGAAACTATGAAACAGGCAAAGATGAAGCTATCGCTGATCCAGAAACTTATCAAACTGTTGAGGAAATTTTAGGAGATGAACCTACACAAACATTTAAAGCTGTTGAATTTAATCAAGGTGGGATAGCTAGTATTGCAAAGTTTAATGAAGGGGGCCAAGCGCTACCTTCTAAATATAGCCATAGTGAAACTGATGTAAATAACTATGTAAGAGCCCAAGGTTTTGTTAAAGACGCAGCTGGTATGGGTAATGACGATGAAGATACTATGCTTGCACAATTAGCTGATGGTGAGTTTGTATCTAGAGCTGCAGCTGTTAGAGGCGCAGGAATTATTGCTGGCGCTGATATAAGAGATAAAGACGAACAAAGAAAAAAAGGTGCTGAATTTTTTTACGAACAACAAAAACGTTTTAAAAGAATAATGGATATATTAGATGCAAGTAGAAAAGACAATTAAAGCTGATGTAGATGTATTATGCATTAAGCCAAAAGAGATAGATACTTTTTGGCCTTTAGTTGAATTTCTTGTATCAGAAGCTTTAAAGTTTAGTGGTCAGTATGCTGATGCTAAGCATATAAAAGAATTAGTAAAAAAGAATGTAATGCATTTATGGATTATGTTTGGAACAGATGACGATGGAGAAAACAAAGTGTTTGGATGTTGTACTACTAGATTTTTAGATAACCCTAATTATAAAGAGCTGCAAGGTCTTATTTGTACAGGGAAAAAAATGCATCTATGGTCTGACAAACTAGTGAAAAGTCTAGAAGAATTTGCTACAATAAACAATTGTAAAAGAATTACAGCTTTAATGAGACCGGGGTATAAAAAAGTTATGAAAAAATATGGTTGGAAAATTAAACACTATGAATTTCAAAGGGAGTTAAATTAATGAGTATATTCGGCGGCGGAGGAGGCGGATCAACCTCAGGACCTTCAGTTACAACACAATATTTAAGAGAAGCACCAGGTATTGAGGAAAGAAAACTTGGGTTAATGGACATAGCTGCACAGCTAGGTCAAAAACCTATAAACATTCCTGATATGCAAGTTGCAGGTTTAGGTAATTTAGAACAGCAAGGTATTACAGCGTCAGGAATAACAGGCGTTGGTCAACCTACAGTAAGTTCTGCTGTAACAGGTGCACAAACAGCAATGGCTCCTGTAGGTCAAGCGCAAATAAATCAATATTTAAATCCATATCAATCTTATGTAACTAATGAAATTGCAAGACAAGGACAAATGATGCAAAATCAATTAGGTGCAAGCGCTGTTGGTGCTGGCGCCTTTGGTGGAGGAAGAGAAGGTGTTCAACAAGCAGAACTACAAGGAAGAACATTATCTAATATGGGTCAATCATTGGCCACAGGTTTCCAAACTGCATTAAACGCAGCACAAAATCAACAAAGATTAGGACTACAAGGAAGTCAATTATTAGGTCAATTAGGTCAGACGCAGCAAGGTATGGCTCAACAAGACATTAATCAATTGATGGCAGCTGGTGGATTACAAAGACAACTTGCACAACAGACTTTAGATGCACAAAGACAAACTGCGTTACAAAGAGAATACGAACCTTATCAAAGAGCTGAGTTTGTTAAAAATATATATGCTGCAGGACCTACATCTCAATCTACAATAACACAGAATACGATGCCTGGTGGTGGAAATCCATTAGCACAGGCTGCGGGAGCTGGTTTGGGCGCTTACGCTACATATTCTATGTTAAATAAAAATCCAGCAGCAGCATTAGCAACAGCAGCGAGGTAAATTTAATGGATAAAACATTAAATAGACCTCTATTCAAAAAAAGAGCACAGGAGATACATTCAAAAGTTGATCCAAAACAAGTTCCTAAATTTTTCATAGGTGGTTTAACTGCTTTAGGATCTGCTGGAATACAAGGTCTAAGAGCAGCCGCAGCACCTGCTTATAAATATTTAGCACCTAAGATGTCTTCTTTCTTTGCAAGACCTGGAGTTCAAACAGGTTTAGTTGGATTAGAAGGTTATGGTATTGGTGTTGGTAGCAGAGACATGGCAGAAGGAATAGTAGAAGGTGACACAGGTAAATTTGTAGAAGGTGCATCTTTAGCAATACCGGGAGCAGCCTTTTTGCCTGGCTCAGCTAAAAAAGCAGGTATTGGTGCATTAAGAGAAACAGGAGAATACTTAACTCCTAGAATGACTGACGTAGCAGAAACTATTGTTAGAAATCCTGGTAAGACTACCCTGTCATCTATTGGTGCAATGGGAGCTTCACCTTTACTTAGTCCTACAAAAACACCTGAAGGTATGACACAAGAAGATTATATTGCAGATGTACAAGATAGATTAATTTTTAGTAAACCTGAGTACAAACCAGATCCTAAAAAGAAAGTTACTGAGAACTTAAAAGAATATAGAGAAAAAGTTAAACCTATTGGTCTTAAAAATCCTAAAACTGAAGAAGAACAGTTATTAGATAGTCAGCTAAGAACTGTAAACAAAATAGATACCACTGCTAAAAAATTAGGCGTAGATTTAACTAAAGCTACTGATGAACAACTAAAACAAATAGCAATAGAAACTAATGTAGATGAAACTACAGTCAGACAGATGTTGGGTAAAGGTAAAAAACAAATGGGGCCACAGGACACTACAATGGCGGGTCCTGGAGACACAGGTGGAGAAGGTGGAATGATGCCTATGAATCCTATACCTAAAATGACAGGTAACGAGGGAGCAGCTGAAATAGCATACTTAAAAAATAAAAGAACTAAAGATATTCAAGGTGGTAAAGAAATTTCTGAGATGAGTGGTTTAGCAAGTCAGTTTAAAACATTTAAAGATGAGTTAAATAAAATTACTGGAACTACAAATGATAATTTAAATAATTTATTGATGATGAGAGCTGCTGGAACTTTATTATCTGGTAAGTCACCACAATCAGGTATGGCAGGTTTCTTAGATGTTGCAGGTCAAGCATTAGGTTCTACTGCAGATGCAATGATTGGTATGAAGTTACAACAACAAAAAACAGATATGGATTTAGCTAAAGCTTTCTTAAAAATGAAGGAAGAAAAAGCTAAAGGTACGGGAATGTTAACGGGTGGAGATAAAACAGTTAGAGTATCGGACCCAAGTGTACCAGGTGGTTTTAGAAATGTCAGAGTATCTTTAGGTAAAGATAATAAATATTACACAAGACAATATGATCCTAACACAGGCCAACAATCTTTTTCACCCGCAAACTTTACAGGTACAGATGTTAAAAGAAATGATGACAAACTTAACGGAGCTCTTATGGGTCTAGAAGACAATAGAAGAGGCGGTAAGATGATTGATTTCGTAATTCAGAATGCTCAAAAAGGTGGTACTAAAGCTGCATTAGGATTATTAGCTGAGGATTCTCTTGGTACATTTGACTTCTTTGCTGGAGGTAATTTAGGTGCAGACAGTTCAGTTATTGATCAACAGATAGTTGATGTTATGGAAAATAATACTAGTAGAGAGTTTGTAGATATTGAAGGTGGTAAATTAAATTTATTTAATAAAGAAGCTGATAATATGAAACAAAGATTTAATAATGACTTACAAGACGCTAGAGAAAATGGAGCTAAAGAAGTAGAGAAACAATTAAAGAAAGCAGGTATTATTGCTAAAAACTATAGACCTACAGAAGCAGAGTTAAGAGCTTATACTAAACTAGCACTTATTGAACAGCGTATGAAATACATTGTTGCAAACGCTAACAAATCAGAAGACAGATTAACACAAAAAGATATTGATAACGCTGCTAAGCGTACACAAATTATTAAATACATTACTTCACCTAGAACTATTAGATTAAACTATGAACAATTAAGAGACGAGTTTAATGAAAAAGCTGGTAGTTATCTAACCCAATATAAACTAAATGGTGGTGATGAAGAATTTATTCAAGAAAACTTTATGGACATACCTGGAGTTGCTAATGCTTATAATCAAAAAAATTCAGAGTTTATGAGATCACAAACAATCGCTAATAAACAATCTAGAGCAGATGTATTATCAACTATACCAATAGGAGGTTAGTAGTGGCAAGTATTAAAGAACTACAATCTGCAATTGATACAAGAAATATTGACACTAGAAAGTTAAGTCAAGAACAAATGCAAGCTTTAGATACTGCTTTTAAAGCAGGAGAGCTTACAGGTTACGAAGGTGTTGAAGAATATCAAAAATTAGTTGATCTAGGTGCAATGAGTGTTGCAGCTCAAAAAGAAAAAAGATTAAAACCTTTTGAAACAGCTACAGGATTAGATAGAGGAGATCTTGTATTTGCGGGAGCTGCCTCTGCATCTATGGTTCCTTATTTTATGAACAGAGATCAAATTATGGATGCTTTTGTTCAAAGTAATTTTAAAGATAGATATGGTGTAGATACAAGATTTGCAACCATGTCTGATATGTATCAAAAAAGATTTACTGTATTAGGTGATGCTGTAAAAAAATTACCACAAATTAGAGGAAGAGCTGGATTACCAGTTAGAATGCTAGGATCTTTAGCAGGTATGGCTGATAACACTGTAGACTTTTTTAAAAAATTAAAAAAATTTGGAGCTACTCCATCATTATCTACTGAAGCACAATCATTATTAATGGGTGCTAGTGGTGCATTTGGTGGTTCTGCATTATATGATATGGCTAACTTAGGTTCTGATTTTGTAGGAGCTACTTCACAAGACATGGCTAACCTAACTGATAATGATATTAGAAAGTTACCTTTTGAACAAAGACTTTTATACAATGGAATAAACGAAGCTTACAATGATTTACTTTGGGCTGGTGGTGCTATGTCTCTTATACCTTTAGTTAGATTTGCAGGTAGAGAAGGATTAAAACAATCATTAGGATTAAACTCTGAACAATCAAAAGCGATTGCTAGATCATTTGAAAGAGTAGGAGAAAGACCTACCGTTGCTGCATTGATACCAGGGGAAAACGCTTTTCAAAACTTTTTTAAAAAATTCTTTAGCACTATTGGGGTATATCCACTTGTTAGTGGTCCTTTAATTAAATTTAACAGAGACTTTAACAAAAGATTAACTCAAGAAGAGTTTTTAAATACTGTAGATCATTTAAATATGGCTCCTGCAAGTAATGTAAGTATTATGAACTACGCAGGAATAAATCAAATGAAAAATGAATGGGCTAAAGTATTAGATACAATTAGTACAGAATACAAAGCGGTAAGAAAACATTGGGAAGAAATAGGTAATCCTAAATTCATACCAACGGCCACCGTAAAACAAGAAACAAATAGATTACTAGATCAAATAAAAACAGAATACCCAGAAAGATATAGTGATTTTATGTCTTACGAAAAAGGAGCTAGAGACTTAACTCCTGCGGATGATAGTTTAATGCAATACATACAATTTTTAACTGACCTTACTAGAAACAGTGACTACATTAGAATGAGTGATTGGGCAGGATTATCTAGAATGCAAACAGCTGCGTATGAAGGAACTAAGTTTAACAATGTTAAACCACAAATACTAGTTATTAGAAATGCTTTAGAAAAAGATTTAAATAGTATGAATGAAGCTACAGTAAAAGCTAATTTAAAAAACAAAATATTTAAAGATGAGTATGAATCTATTTTAAACAAAGATGGCCCACAAGCAGCTGACGATTTTATTGATACACAAATAAGAGCAGCTAATTCAGGTTTCCAACAATTATTAGAAGCTAACGCATATTATTCTATGGTTTTAAGACCTTTTAGAACAAGTAAAGTTGCTAAACAATTAAGAGCTGCAGACAGTAAATTATTTGCAGATAAAGGTATTGAAATGGTAGGACCTGCTAGCATATATCCTGATCAAGTATTTGATAAAGTTATTAGAAGAGTTTTAGATGGAGGAGGACCAGATGGAGTTAAACAATTAAAACAAATACTAGGTGTCACTAAATCTAGTTATGATGTTTTAGATTCAGCTGGTAAAGTAAAAAGAACTGTGCAAATTCCTGCAAGTGCAGAATCAAAAGAGATGTATGACAGATATGTTAGACAATGGTTTTGGGATGCTTGGAATGAATCTACAGCTAATCCATTAAGAGATTTTAAAAGTATTTCCGCTGAAGCTGTAGCTGCACAAGCTGCTAAAAAAGGATTTACTAGAAAAAGAATGTTTCAATTAGACGATACAACTGAACAAAGAGTAAGAGCAAAAACAAAAATAAATGAAACAATTAATCCTCAAGAAGTAGATGCAAGAGTATTTACTGAAGGTGAAGGGATAGCTAATTTAAATGAAGGTGTTATCAGAAACCATGATTTTGGTGAATTAAATATAGAAAAGTATGTTAAGAATATAGGCATAGACACTGCTCAAGGGAGAGATAAACTTAGAGAAATATTTGGAGGTGGAGCAGCAGGAGAAAGAGCCTTAACTAGAGTGCAGGATTTAATTCAAATGAAAAGAGCGTTAGATTCTGTAGACTTTACAGATCCATCTAAGTTTGTACAAAGATCATTAACGTTAAGAGCTGGTTCTTCTGGAGGTATTTTAGCAGGGGCTACAAGTGCCGCGTTTGGTTTTGGTAATACTTTAAAATTAATTATTGGAAGTAGATTGTTTGGTAATATTATTACTAATCCTAAAGTTGCAGAAGATTTAATGGAAATGAATAAGTACATGAGATTTATGTCTGATGATCCAAATGTGTACGCTTTAAAACCACAAATGGTTCCAAGAGCATCTAGAACATTTGCTAGATTTATAAATGGTTTAATGGAAGCAGAAGGAGATGATTTTAGAGTTGATCCTGAAAATATAGATTTTGAAGAGGTAAGAGATAAAATTAATAGTTTAGATCCTAACATACCTTTACAATCTAGTTTCGACTTTGGAACTATGCCTAAGTTTACTAGAGATAGAATATATCCGGAGTATGAAACAGCTAAAAACATGGATGCATCTACAGCTAGAGCTGGTGAAGAATTTTTACAAGGTTCTAATTTGATGGCATTAAATGAACAACAGTTTGAAGAAGTTGCAAACTCTGAACCAAAATCTACACAACCACAAATGATGATGCCTACGGGAGGACAAACAACTCAACCAACTGCAATGGCTACAGGACAAATGCCACAGAACACCCAGATGCAGATGGCACAACAATATGCATCATTGTTTCCACAGGATACATTAGGCCAAGCTGTTGCAACAAGACAGTTTAAAGAAGGTGGATTGGTAGAAGACGCATATACACAAGCTGATGAGGTATTAAATGGCTAGAAAAAAATCTGCAATAGATAGAATAGATAATCATGAAAAGATTTGCAGATTAATGCAAAAACAAACTTTTGAACGAATAGATAGAATGGAAACTAGAATAGCTAGAATGGAAAAATGGATAATTGGTGGCTGTATCGCTGTAGTTTTAGCTGTACTTTCAAACCACATGTAGTATAAACATTACATGAAATTTATAGAAAACGATAATTCGTTTAAGCTAACAGAATTTTTGTTAATTCAGAAATATCCTTACAAAACATATTCGAGAGCTGCTGATCCTGAAACAGGTAAACGTATGTATTCTGTAGACGGAACAAAGTTACCAAGTGTAACTACAATATTAGGAGCGACAAAAGACCAAGAATCAATAGATGCATTAGCTAGATGGAGAGCAAAAGTAGGAGAAGAAGGAGCGGAGAAAATAAAAAACGAAGCATCTTCTATAGGTACTGAAATGCATTTAGTTATAGAAAAATATATCAATGGTGAAGGATATCTTAATCTTACAGAAAAAGGTAATAGAGCTAGAAGAATGGCACACACTATATTAAAAAACCTAGACCCACTAACAGAAGTATGGGGTAATGAAGTTAGTTTAGCTTATCCAGAAAAATATGCAGGAGCTACAGATTGCATTGGAGTTATGGATGGTAAGGTTACTTTGTTTGATTGGAAACAAACTAACAAACCCAAAAAAAAAGAGTGGAGTGCAGTACAAGATTATTTTATGCAATTAGGAGCATATAGTTTAGCACATGAAGCTATGTATCAACCAATAGAACAAGCTAAGATATGTATGTGCTCAAGAAATTTTAACTATCAAGAATTTACAATAGAAGGCCAGGAGCTAAAAGATTACCAAGAAAAATGGTGGGAAAGATATAATAAGTATTTAGAAAGTATTAAGTAAGCCACTCTTTAAATTCATCACCTAAAGTTTTTGTAGCTAATTTATTTTTATTAGATAGTGATGCAATAATTCTTTCATCAATAGTCCCTTTACAAATTAAATCTGTATACAACACACCATGTTTAAGACCTGATCTGTGTGCCCTATCTTCTGATTGTCTTCTTACTTCAAAGTTAAAACTATTAGAAAAGTAAATAACATTTTTAGCTTCAGTTAATGTTAAACCAAAACCACCCGTAGATGGATTACCTACAAAGAATCTACATTTATCATCTGTTTGAAATCTGTTAACCGCTTCTGTTCTTTTAGCACTATCCACTGCACCATAATTAGCTACAACAGAATGTACTCCGTACTTTTCTTTTAAAAATTTAATTATGTTTTCTATGTTGTAAATGTAGTTAGCCCATATAATTACCTTACCATCTGATTCTTCTATTATATCTGACAATGCATGTAATTTAGGATTTTTAAATTCTTTCAATACACCATCATTTGTTTTGACAAAACCATTACACACCTGGTGTAGTTTTATAATTTCAGTTAGTTTGTTATTGTATGATACAGCTTCATCTTCAATAATAGCTATTGCTGCTATTCTTAATCTTTCATAAAAGTCTTTTTGCTCATCATTCATGTCTATGTATCGTTTTGTATATAATTTTTTAGGAAGATCTAAACATTCATCTTTAGTTACTCTGTAAGAAAATTTAGATAGTTTATCTTCTAACTCTTCTAAATGAACATAGTATTTAGGTATTTCAGTATACTTACCATTACCTAAATCTAATCTATGTGTAACACAATATCTGTTTCTGAAAGAATAATAAGAAGAGAAACCTAAATGATTTGGATTTAAAAAATCACATTGTGTGTACAAATCTAATGGTGACTTAGTAACTGGTGAACCTGTAAGTATTCTTTTGTACTTAGAGTAGTCTCCAAGTTTGAGAACATTTCTAGTTCTTATAGCCTTGTGGTTTTTAATTGTAGTAGATTCATCCACGATAGTTAAATTTTCTGGATGAGAATATAAAAATTCTGTAGCACCTTTTAATCCTCTTGCTGTAGACAAAGCTTCTATATTCATGCAGAATATTTTTAATTTACCTTTTTTATCTAAAGATTTTTGTAATTGTTTTGGTTTATCTATATTCCAAGAATAAATTTCATATTCTATATCAGGAGACATGTGTTTATAAATTTCATCAAATGCCCAGACTGTGTAAACTGATTTAGGAGCAAGAATTAAAACACCTGTAATATTTTTATTGACTCTTAATAAACCAATGTTATCAATCGCTACTTTGGTTTTGCCTGTACCCATTTCCATAAAGAAAGCATATGTGGTTTTATCCCAAGCTTTTGATAGGCAAATTTTTTGGTGTTCGTATGGTTCTGTTTTAAAGTTAAACAAGTTCAACATAATGCTTGACATACTAACATTACAAACTATATTGTCAACTTAAAGGAGGTCATATTTATGAACCTAGAACAACTAACAAGTGTAAATATAAAAACTGACGAAGTAAAAGAAATATCTGGAGCTTGTAAAAAGCTTACTTCTCAAAATAAAAAAATCGAAGATCTTCAAAAAACTTTGAAAGAAGCTGAAGAAGAATCTAGACGATTATCTGAAGAGGTCATTCCTACATTGATGCAACAAGCAGGAGTATCATCTATTACACTGGATGATGGAACCTCAGTAGAAGTTTCACCTTACTACTACGCAAAAATATCTGAGGCAAACAAAGAAGATTGTTTCCGATGGTTGCGTGAGAACAACCACGGGGACCTGATAAAAAATAATTTATCAGTTTCGTTTGGTAAGGGGGAAGATGCTAATGCAGTGAAACTAAAAGAATCACTGGAGCAGCAAGGTCTGGTCGTAGACCAAAAACAAGACGTCCATTGGCAAACTCTTCGAGGATTTGTTAGAGAACAAATTGAGAAGAATAATAATATACCATCTGAATTGTTTGGATTGTATGTTGCTAATAGGACTAAATTAACAAATAAAAACTAACACATAAGGAGTAACACATGGCAAAAACTCAAGCCAACTCAGTTGCAACTAAAGCAACTGCTTCAGCACCTATGCTTTCTTCAATGGAAGAATTTGCAGGTGCAGGTGCGGAAAACATTACATCAAAAGATGTATCACTTCCGTTTCTAAAAATACTTACTAATAATTCTCCTCAAGTCACTCAAGGTGATTCGAAGTTTATTAGTGAGGCAAGACCTGGTATGGTCATAAATTCTGTCTTGAACAAATTATATAATGGTCAAGATGGTTTTAATGTCGTACCATGTTTTTTTAAATTCGAATATGTAGAGTGGGCAGACAGAGGTACACAGAATTCTGTTGCACCTGTTAACTCATATCCTGCTGATTCGGATATTATGTCCAAAACAACTAGGGGTGAGGATCGAAAAGATAGATTGCCAAACGGTAATTATATCGAACCTACTCATTATCATTATGTGATGATAGTAGACAACAACGATCAACCATCTGAAACTGCGGTCATTGTTATGAAAGCTACTCAGGCTAAAAAGTCTAAGAAGTGGAATTCAATGATGCTTTCTCAAAGAAGAAAAGGTAAGAGTGGTTTATTTCAACCACCTACTTGGTCTCAGATTTACAAATTAAGAACTATACTAGAGAAAAATAGTTTAGGTTCTTGGTTTGGTTGGGAGATCGAACATGAGAAAGATATACCTAATGAGACTTTAATGGAAAGCGCAATGGCTTTCTATGAGACTTGTAAAAAAGGTAATGCGAAAATAAATCTTTCTGAGGACCAAAAACAAGAAACCGGAACTGCGGACGCGCCATTTTAATGAGTTCACTAGATTTTTTTAGTAAACTTTTTGGTGGCTTAACGTCAGCATACGGTACCTACGAGCTCTCCGGAGCTCGTAGGGCAGACGGTAAAGCGGAAGGTAGAGCATTAACTAAGAAGGCAGAAGTTACTTTAGAACTATTTGCTAAACATCTTAAAGGAGAATTGTCTTTGGGTATTGTACCTATAATGAAAGACAACAACTGTAAGTGGGGTTGTATAGATGTTGATGAGTATGAAGGATTTAATCCACTTAACGTAATAAAAAAAATTAGAGATTTAAAATTACCATTGTTTCCTTACAGATCTAAATCTGGAGGATTGCATATATTTTTACATATTAATGGTGTGGTACCAGCAACTGATATGATTGATAAACTTACTAAGTTAGCTAGTAGATTAGGTCTAGCTGATTGTGAGATATTCCCTAAACAAAGAACTATAAATGTTGAATTAGGCACGATAGGTAATTGGTTAAATCTTCCATATCAAAATGCTGAGATGACTACAAGACACGCAATAGATGACACCGGCCAATCGATACCTATAGAAAAACTAAAAAAGGCAGTGCAACCTTTTTTGGTTACACCCGAAGATTTTTACAAAATACAATTGGATGAATTAAATGATGATGACAAAGAGTTTGTTGATTACCCACCATGCGTACAGAATTTTGTTAAGAATGCAGTTAAGCCAGGTGATGGTAGAAACGAAGCATTATTTAATGTTGGTGTTTGTATGCTTAAAAAACATGGTAAAGATGGTGCGTGGGAAGATGAATTAGGTGAAGTCAATAAGTCTTGGGGTGATGATAAGATAGACCCAAAAGAATTAAAGATAACTGTTATTAAAAGTTTAAGTGGAGACAAAGATTATAATTACAAATGTAGTTCTCCGATAGCTAAAAAGTTTTGTGATCAAGCAGAATGTGTGAAAAGAAAATTAGGTATTGGTAAAAAGAATTACACATTTAATATAGATTCCTTTCAAAAAATAAGCACTAAACCACCTAAATATATTTTAACAATAGATAAAAAACCTGTAAGACTTACAGGCCAACAATTGTGTCAACAACAATTATTAAAAACAGAATTGTTTGATGCAGATATTGTATGGAAAACTATGAAGCAAGAAGATTTTGGTTTATGGTTAAATTATCTTAAATCAATTCAAACTGAGGTAGAAGGTTATGACTTT